CTGGTTCTTGTCGGCCATGGCCTCCTTGACCAGTGTGTTCGGCAGCGGCTGCGCATATCCAAAGGCGCCGCCGACCGGAAGCAGCATTGGCGCTCGGGAACCGACGTAAACGCCCTTCTCCTCCAGCAACTTCACCCACTGCTCGGTCAGCCCGGAAATCCAAGGCTGAGCCTGGCCACACCAGAAGACGCTGTCTTCATAGTCGGCGCTGTTGCGGTAATGCCCCAGGTTGATCATCGCGATGTCGTACAGCGGCGATTCGTCGATAGTCGGGTCGTTGTTCTGTGCACCGACGAAGGTGAACGGAATTTCCTTGAGGCGACCGGTGATGCCCTCCGGTGTGAATGTGTCCGTAACTTCGAGTGGGCCACCACCTTTTGGCCCGGACCGGCGCCAAACACGACAGACAAAGCCTTCAGCCTCAAGCGCAAGCTCGCGGAACTGCTCGACAGCCTTAAACCCAAAGCCGTCTTCAATCTCTAACATCTCCCGCAACACGACCAAGGTCAGCACATTGTGACCATTCACCATGCCGGTGCGCCAGTTGATGATGTCTTCGGCGCAGTACGACAAGATCACCGAATGACCACCGACACCTTCGTCCTGGTGATAGTCGACGTACAGACCATGACGCCCAGCTTCGAGCACCTTTTCCAGCGTGCCTTGGGAGTGCTGATAGATGCTCACCCCAGAGCCGTTGGCGTTGTCCTGCAAGTACTCCAGCTTCTTCGGCACGGTGAGCGTCGGATCTTTGTGGAAGGCCAGACCCAGCAAGCCGTTGCGTGTGTGCCCGGTGGCATTCTTGAATACCGCTCGCTCGCGGTAGGCCTTGTTGCGATCGGCGTTCTCCGGCGACTTGTCGTGCGCGTTGATGTACGGCAGGCGAGAAACCACCCGGTGTTGGCCTGCACAGACGTCGCGAACGGTGGCCCAGCGGTCCAGCACTTCGATGTAGTCCGCCCGTTTGAAGGAGACGTCGTTGCTCATCGGGCGTATCCCATTTTGATAGAGGTGGCCGGCTTCCTGGCACTCTTCGCTACAGCGAAGTATCGGAATCCGTCGGAGCCGTGAGAGGTCCAATCATGAAGCGGCTTGTCTTTCCAGCAGCCGCGTTTGTCGTCCCATTCCTTGCGGTAGTTCTCGATGCAGTTGATGCCCTCTTCACACTTCGATTCATCAAACACGCAGAGCGGGAGGATTTCCCGGACCTGCTCGATACCGTCGTTGATGCCGATCTTCGGGACCACCTGAAACGTCATGCAGTACTTCTGTCCGTCGATCTCGTAACCCTCGCTGGCGAGCTCACGGCGGGTCTTGGCATCGCTGCCAAACTCACGATTGTCGATGTCGTGCGGCCCCCAGTGCTCGGAGTAGGTGTAGCCCTTGTCCTTGAGCACCTTCATGTAGTGCCGCAGGCCTTCGCCTGAGTTCTCGTAGTAATCGATGACGTGGTATTCGGTGCCGACCTGGCGCACAAACCAGATGGCCGTGGAATCGCTGACGCCGATGTCCCAGAAGGTCATCACCGGCAGATGGCTGTTGTCCGGTATCGCGCCGATGCGCTGCCGGGCGTAAAGCTTGGTCAGTTGCTGCGCGTAATAGGCGCCCTCAACCGACTGCTGGAAGGCTTCGACAGGGATCGATGGGTATTCCCGCTTCATGTCGTCGCCGAGCGTCTTCTCCTTAGCCGCGTACCAGGCGCGCTGACCGTCGTTCGTGATGATCCCGTGCTTGGCGTGCAGTTCGTTGAAGTAATCGGTCAGGCGCTGCGGGATAACCACGTCAGTCGGGTCAAGCCAGTAGGCCTTGTTCTTCCACCAAGAGAAGAAGAAAAACTTCCAGTCCAGCAAGCCCAGAGGCACCCCGGCCAGTTGCTGGCGTTCCGCACTCTGCGAGTAGTCAAAGAAGTAGCCGGCCCGGCCCTCTGCCGTTGATTCAATCGTGACAAAGCAGTCAGTGGCCACGGCCTCAAAGGCGCCCGTGACAATCTCGCGAGCCTTGTGTGGAAACTTGGCGCAGATCTTCCCGAACTCGGATACATGCAGGTAACGCAGCGTGCCGCCCCGGAAGGACGCGGACACGTAGACCGAACCGCCCTTACTGAACACCAGCTCGCCGGCGGAATCGTTGCTCGCCGGGTTGGCGGCGCGGATCTCGGCCGGCAGGTTGTCGTAGGCGTACTTCACCTTCTCCCGGAACAGGCGCTTAGCGTCGTTCAGGGTGTGAGCGATCAGCGCGCACTTGGCCGACTCGAACAGCGCTGCGTCCAACTGGATGATGCAGCACTCAGTGGTGAAGCCAAGCTGCCGAGCCTTCAGGATGATGTTGCGCGTATGCATCCCGTCGAAGTATTCGATCTGCTCGTCCGTCATCCGGAAGCGGACCTTCTTGCCCTGCTTATCCGTGATGAAGTAGAGGTTGTTGATCCGCCAACGTTTGTCCCGGAGCAGCTTCATGTGCTCGGGCTTCATGTCAGGCTTCCTTCGATAGTTCGTCCATCATCTTCGACAGCTCATCGGCGTCGTTACCGCCAGATTTGGTGTCGAGGTCGTAGGCTTGGCGCTCCAGGGCAATCAACGTCTTAAGCGTCTCGGCCAATTCCTTCATGGTCTTGGTCCGCGAGGAAAGCGCGCCGATCTTGTTGGCCAGCGCCAGCATGTCAGCCATCGCTTCGCCGTCTTCGTGATCGCCTTCCTTGAACTGCTTGATCAGAGTCTTGATCGTCCCCTGCTCATCGGTGAGCGATTCCAGCTCATCCAGCAGTTTGTTGGCCAGGCGACGAGAGCGGCCAATATCTGTTCTGTGGGCCATCCTGATGTCAGCAATAACCTCAGCATTCGCCTCTACGATTCCACGTTCAGTTGCCAGCGTTTCCGTGGAAACCTTTGTGGAAACCTCCCGTTTGGAAACCAGCGAATCCGCTTTAGCCTTGATCTTGGCGTTTAGGTCGCGATCCCAGCCTTCCGCCTTCGACCGCTTGTTGATTGCTGTGTGAGATACGCCACAAGCTGCAGCGATCTCGCGCACCGAGAGCAGACCAGCCCGGAAGAGCTGTTCAATGCGCTCCCAGTCGGGTTGCTTGGTTGTCATAGGGTCGCTCTGATACTTGAAATCGTGGAGGGTTACCGGTATGCGTGGTGATCAACTCTCAAAAGGCAATCACCATGGAACCGAGATTCAAAGTTCTGGACTTCATACACGCCACGAACGGAGGAACGCGCTATCGCATCTTCGACAATGAAGATCAGGCCAACTCCAACAAACACGGGGTGTACGACGATAAGGCTGAGGCCGAATCTGTTTGCTCGAAACTGAACGCCGAACACAAGGGCTGAGCTTGGGTGTGCTGCACTCACCTGCAGCACACCTAACTACACATTCAACAACACATCGAGCACTCTCAATAGGAATTTGATATGACCCTATCATTCAGGGATGGCAGCACTAGAGATGCATTTACTAATTATATCGGGGCATTTGCATGGAATGATGCAGGAATGCTGGGTTTAAGTCCGATGATACCGGCGACTATCCCCATGAACACTTTCAACACAGAGGCAAACATCACCGCACTATTAGTTCGCGCTGGAGGAATGACCATCCCAGATGGTTATGCTTCGGTCACGGTCGGTGATTTGGTCGCGGCTGCACAAAACGATATGTTAATTCTAAAAGGCGTTCATCAGCCTGGAAGGGAACACATTACTTTTGGATTTTCTGGGTCGATGTATCATTTGCCGGTTACGCGTGTCGGTGCTCCACCTGGTACTTACAATCCTAACCTCACCAGCGCTATTACGGTCGGCAGCCATATGACTGAAGATAGCCATGACGGCTGGACCAATGTAGGCAGGTAGCAACGATGCTGATTCCACGTGAAATCCAAGCGGTCTGAGCTGAGGGTGTCACGATGCACGCAGCACAAGAACCTTTGCGCCCATTCAGCTCACCATAATATGAGTCTGTGCGTGGGCGTGCCCGTGCAACAGGGAAACGACCAAGCCTTGAGGTAGGCCGGCGGACTTGGCAGCGTCTACCGCCTTGGCGATGGCGCTATCCAGATCAGCGATGGCCTTGTTGATGTCAGGGCTCATCGGTAGAACGTGGCGCAGGCGGGTGACGTTGCTCATGCTCATCTCCAATTTCGCGACACAATTTGCTCATTCGCGAAACGTGTCGCGGATTACTCGGCCTTGCGACTCGGCAACTTGAAGTCAGTCACCCGGTCAGCGATGTTCCGGATCTTCTCCACACCCAGGAAGCCAACCCAGCCACCGGCAAAGGTGGCCATGCTCTGGGGTAGCCCGAAGAAATCCAGTCCGCTGATGATGGTCAGGGTCAGGCCGCCGCAGATCGCCCCCTCCACCAACATCTGGCGCCGCGTGCCGCCGCCGTAGGTGATCCGAAGAACGGCCATAGCGCAGGACAGCGCAGCCGCATAGAGGATTGGCGAATGCTGGCTCAACCACGCAAGCGCAATCGCCCAGGTGTCTGGTTTGTCTGGCATGTTTGGCATCTCAGTTCCTCCCCGTCAGGGAGTTAGGAATATGGCAGGCCGTGACCTGCGGATTTGAATTAGCCCCAGCAGCACTCCCAGCTCAGCGCGATGGGTGTGGCGGAGCCGAAAACGAACAAGCCCCGGCAAGTGCCGAGGCTTGGAATAATGGAAATAAGCTTGACTTCGCAGCGCGCTTTTAGCTCCTTGCACGCTGTACTGTGGAGTAGAATAAGAGCTTCACTCATTGGATAGAGACGGATGCGAATGGAAGCGTTAGCCACCTTTTCCACCAAAAATTTCAAGCCAACAGGCCTGAGTCCAACTCCTCAGATTGCTACATCTTTGCCAGTGTCTATCAGCACCATGGAGAAATGCTACTCGGGTGCTATCGACGGGGTTTCCTCAACAGTTTTTACTGCGGCGTTCGACCAGTCGACCAAGACGGGTAGTTACATCGCAATTGAGAGCTTCAAAGGATCTGTGAATGGGAAAGAAGGCGCCTTCAATTTTATCCACTCCGCCTCCACAACCGGAACTAATCGGGCAGATGAATTTTTCTGCATAGTTGGAGGCAGTGGTACAGGTGATTTGATAGGGATATCGGGATCGGGAGGGATCAAAATCGAAACCGATGGCACTCATCATATTTGGTTGAATTATCAACTCGAATTGGTCTGAAATAGTTATGAGTTAATGTCGCAGAGGTCATCATTGCCCTGAATGCTGCATCAAGGTAGGTGTCTTCGCCGAACGCATACCTCCCTGCTCGGGGCAATGGGTGGGGCCGAAAACGAAAAAGGCCCCGGCAAATGCCGGGGCCTGAACCCTGTCACGTAACCACAGAGCAAGAACAAGTGGCTGCTTATGCAGTCCTTCGCTCCTTAAGGCAGCAGATCGTAAGTCACGCAAGCGCGACTCGGGCTGCTGCTGTTTGCAGTGATCCACAGACCATAGCCAGGCGGCAGTTGGATCGGATACGAAAGATTCTGAGAGCCACTACCAAGAGTCATCACGATGGGCTTCCCAGAATAATCAGAGCCATTCTTCGGAGCCACGGTGCCGGTGATAAGACCGGAAAGCGCCGTGCCACTGACCGAGGCGGTACGAATTACAGCGCCTGCGACGTTGTCAGCTGGCTTGATGATCGCGTCAACGCCGTATACGTCCGAGCTGTAGAACTTTGCACCAATAGTTACTGGTTCCATTTTTTGCACCTTTTAAGTCGAATGATTGTTCGCGGAGGATTCCGCTTTCATGTCGCTCAAAGGCGATTGCTCGAGGCTCGTGGCCTTCTCATGATTCAACGTCCCGCATCGGGAACATTTGATCTGGAGCTCGGTAAACTCACCCACTCGGGCGAGAAGTCGTTTGCAATTTCCACATCTGCATTCTTTCAACATCTGCAAATTCCTTTTGCAAATTGCTTTATTTAGGTAACAAAAAGCCCCGAACTTGTCGGGGCTTTTGGCTTTCTGGCGGGCATAAAAAAACCGGCTTAGTGGCCGGCTTCTTGAGTAACTTGCCGAAGGCAAAATACTAACTATGGGGAAATCATGCCCTCAGTCGTGCGGGAAGTCAAGCAGCCTGTTTCATCTTGTAAATTACACCGCCAATTGGGCTTAAAGCACGAGCATCAATGTCGTGACAGGCATCGAAACAAAGCTGCACGAAAGGCGCCCAATCTCTGCCCCATGCAACGGATGGAAGCTCGATCCCGTACTCCTCTTTCATCCAGGCGCGGAACACTTCTGGCTTGATCAGCGGATCAAGGTTAGATGACTGCCCTCCTTGGTGCATGTACCGGTAACGACGAAACACACCCTTGGCGACATACTCGGCCCGCTCCCGCTTACTGGCGGTCATACGCTCTACCCACGAGCAAGCCAGGTTGAATACGGCCTCTTCGGCCTCCTCCCGGTCATCATCGGTCGGCTCGGCCGCGTACATGGTGTTGCCGAACGCGCGCAACTGAAAGTGGAGCCGCGCTATTGCTGACTGAATATGACCAGCCAGTGCGCCGTGGATCGCTGGATTTGCAGTCGGGCCGCGCTCGGTCTTCTGTACGACAACCCCCAACTCTGCGGAGTCCGACGTCTGGCCAGGTGCCGGGTTGTAGTTGCAGTCGTGCCATGCCTGGCGTGCGGAATTTATCTTCATGCTGCCCCCTTCAGTTCTCTGATCATGGCCCTGTATTCGGCCTTCATTTCCTTGAGATCCTGGATGGTGTAGCGCTTGGCTTCGTGAGGGCCTTCCAGCCACTCAACACGTTCAAGGCCGATACGCCGGACCAGGGTGATTCGGTAATTCACGATGTCGCCGGATTTGTGGTTGTTGCAGGGTGCGCACTGTTTCCAGACATTGAGCGGCTCGAAGCGAAGCTCCGGATTCGCTCCTACGGTGCGATAGTGCCCGGCGTGCCATTGACCCTGGTGGTGTCGGCCGCAACTCACGCATGGCAGGGCTGCGTCACGCGCCCTCACCCACTCGTTGAACACGGTCTGCGTTTCCTTCAAGTACTGAGCCCGGGTCTTGAGCTTTACCCGCTTCTCGCGGATCTCTGCCCGCTCCTGGCGCGCCAGTGATTTACGGGCCTCCTCCTTGTTGGCGTTGGTGATCGCAATGGCGCACGGGACGCCACAGGCGGCCTGCAATTCTCTAACCGGAACAAACTCGGTCCTGCATTCGGCGTTTTTGCACTTCTTCTTCCGGAACACACGCGGGGATTTTGCGATGCCTGACTTCTTGATCACGCAGCTGCCTCCCACTGCTCAGGCATCTGCCCTTTCGGTTCGCTCCAGATGACACCCTTCTCCGCGCCGAAGACGTACATGCATTCGATAACGTCGCCCAGTTCCTGAACGCTCATGCGCTTGGTGCTGACACCGAGCATCACCACCCCGCCATTGACGCCCTGGGCCATGCGGATTTCTTGGCGGGCCGCCGCCGTCATCAGCGCTTTCCAGTCCTCGCTGTCCAAGCGCTGCATAAGGCCGTTGACCGGCCACTCCACCTGGCGCGAGATGTCACCGAGCATTGCCCAGAGTTTTGCGTTCTGTTCCAGCGTGCGGCGGGACTTCACGGGCCGGACGATGATCTCGACGGCGCCGGCGGCGGAAAGCTCGGTGGCGAACAGATAGGCGACCTTGAACACTTCACGAATGCGATTTGAGCCGGCTGACCAGAAGTGGCGCGGTTTAAGGATTACGTTACCCATGGGATGCCCCCTTGCGTTGCGCAGCAACGATGGCCGCACGGAACTTGCGCTTGCGAAGATATGTGTCGACCCGATCTGCCTGAGCCTTCTTGAGCCGCTCGCGCTTTTGCCGGGTCTTCGCCGCGTCGACGATCTGCCGTACTTCAGCAAGCTTCTCGCGCAACTGCGGTGACGGCTTAGCTTCGGAACCAGTGAGAAGCCCGGCGATGGCTTGGCCATCGGTAGTGATGGGCGCGATGCGCAGGTCA